AAAACGAATGGACTTATAAAAAATATATTGATGCAAAATCTGACCCCACTGGTTATTTGATATTGGCCACTGGTAGGTTAGATACAGTTCCAGGTATGAGAGATGGTGTAATTAAAATTCTTAAAAATTATGGATTTGAATTTGATGAAATCTATCTAAACTGGGGTGGAGATACTTTTAAATTTAAAACACAATTATTTGAGAAAATGATAATTAAAACAGGTTGTAGACATTTTGTTATGTATGATGATAGAAAAGACCATCTTCCACATTTCGAAGAGTGGGCAAAAAACCAAGCCTGTGCCGTAACTGTTGTTGATGTAGTAAACAAGACTTTAAAAACTTTCTAATTAAAATAAAATATAAGTTATATGGCGACTATTACAAAAAAGAAAACACAAAGTAAAGCAAAAGAAATTCTTTCAAAACCTTATAGATTGGATTTACATAATGATGATTTCAACTCCTTTGACTGGGTTATCTCTTGTTTGATGAAAGTTTGTGGGCATGAATATGAACAAGCTAATCAGTGTGCACATATTGTTCACTTTAAAGGAAAATGTGACGTCAAGTATGGTGATTTCGAGACTATTTCTACTATGAAGGAAAAACTTCAGAATGCTGGTCTGTCAGTTACCATGGAAGAGAATTCTTAACCTATACCAAACCAATTATTTCCCAATCCAGTTTTTCCAGTTTTAGGTTTTGCTAAATTTTTTGCTCTTAAAAACGAACCGTAATCAACACCTTCTACAAAATCAATACTATTCATACACTGATTAATAAATTGTAGCATTTCCTTATCTGTGTGTTTGCTTGACCACTCATCAATCATCTCTTTAAATTCTGTTTTTTGAAAGATTGAAGTTGTATTCACAATAGTCATTACACAATCATCATGTCCGACGTCAGCTGCGTATCTAGTGTTACCGGCTGAAGTAATATGCTTTACAAAGGTTGTTATTTCTCTAATTGTGTCTTCATTATTAATAGCAAATCCTCTAGAATACATAAGATCTTGATAATCTTTTACTAAAAGATTTTTGTTTTCTCCTACTTTCAGACCTACTTTTTCTTCTGTAGAATCTACTCTGTGTTTGTATCTTACAAAGATGGATGAACCATAGTCGTTTTTTCCGTCAAATACGTGTGGCATTTCAGCCAGTAAAGTATTTCCATAATTATTCAACTCTAATACAACTTTGACATTCTCTGGATTGAAATATTCAAAGCAAATTAAATAAAGGATTTCAGCTAATTGTTTAATTGATATCATGTTGTTTCTGAATATTCCGATTTGTTCGAGTCTAAAAAAATCGACTAGTGATTTATAATTATTTTTTTGACTTTCAATAGTCTCTTTGGATTTATTACTTATTCTGAAAATATTTATAACAGAGTAATCTTGACCAAGACCTTCAGCAATATCAACAGAAACAACAATTTTGTATTCTTTTCTTCTTAGTGGTATAAATATTTCATCATCGTCAACAAATTTTAAATCAGAGTAACTAAATTTAATCTTTTTATCAAATTCTGATATTTCTTCAAAAACATAGTTTTTCTTATTTTTGAGTAGTTCATCAATAATTGCTTCATTTAAAAGTGATTTGGATGCATTGATAAATCTTAGTCCATACTCTTGATTGAAAGCGTCTTCTCCACCAATATCTTTTATTGCTTCTTCTTTCCAAGTCGTAACGTCAGCTAATGTTCTTATTGGAACTTCAAACCCTCTGTTGTCTTCAATTGTCAGTCTTTTCACCTCTTCATCAGAGCAATTTTCATTATTGAAAATATGCACAATATCCTTCTGTAAATCAGAATTCCAACCAATTTCTATTTTTGTTTTTGAACCCCATCTTTCTTGACATATCTTAAGAACGTCTTCTTTTGTAAGTCCGTGTTCATATAATTTATGAGAATTCAGTCGTAAGTAAGTCACAAAACGACCGGGAACTTGATACCAATAGACTCTCATCGCTTTGTAGTTATTTTTCTGTGGATCACCTTCGGGTCTTTCGGCATCAGTTAGAAGTTTATGAAATAGATTCATACCATTCGGAGTTGAAGTGATTATAATTTTTGAGTTTTGAACAGCTGCTGTGGTTGGAAAAGCAGCGGTATAGTATGGCTCTATAATGTTTGATGGTATGTGAGCAAACTCATCTAAGTAAAGAACGTCTATGGTAAAACCGATTGCTGGTGTTTTTGTTCTAGCTGAGGTCTTAATCCTACAACCATTCTCAAATGTTAGAGACTTTTGATTCCAAGTTTTAATACCGGGTTTCAAAAAGAATGGAAGTAAAGTATAGATAGATTTAATCTTATCTACAATCTCTACAGCGGTGTCTCCTTTGTTAGCAACAATCATTATATTTTTATCGTTATCAAAAAGTATTTTATGTAGCATAAAAATTGCAGATGAAATAGTTTTTCCAACCTGACGTGAGGCCATAAGTATATTAAACCTACTATTAACAAAGTTATCAAGTATTTCTTTCTGGTAATCTCTCAATAAAATATTACCAATTGAGCCGTCTTCTCTTTTTACTTTACAATATTTTTCTACGAAGTAATGAACGTCTAAAGCGCATCTGATATACTCTTGTTGTTCATCGGATGACATTTTGAAAGTAACACCTGCTCTCCTTAAGCCAACCTCACTCTTAAGCCAGGGATTTTGATATCGTTTTATTACAATACCGTCATTTATTTTATCTGTAGACTCATCCACAAGTTTTGTGGTGAAGACCATTTGTTTTTCATTTTCATTTGAAACCGCCATAGGGTAGACTCTCAATTTTTTATATATATTGTAAAAAACCACTTTCTATGTCGAAGTCAGAAGATGAAAGAAACAGATTAAAAGATGAATTTGACCAAATTCAATCAGAAGGAGGTGAATTTGATATTTCAAAACACTTAGCAAAACCAGAAGATTTACCTGATTTAGGTGAAATAGAAATTTATGATTATGATTCTGATTTGACAGTTTCATCTCAGCAATCTATGGATGTATTGGAATCATTGGTCGATTTATATTTGAGTGACATTCCTCAATTAAAGGAACATCCTTATATAAAGAATAAAATGAAAGAAGATGCCACGGTTTATGCTGAAGCTATATTTTTGACTAAAATGACTAGAAAAAACTTTTTGTCTCAATTGAGACAAGTTGATAATGGTGATAACTCTGCTCGAATGCATGAAGTAGTCAATCAGACAATAGGTCAGATTAGAGAAAATGCTAAATTTTTGTCAACTCAAAGAACAGATCTCGAAAAATTCTACAAGAATCTACGAAAAGACTTAGGTTATAACGAGATTGATAATCCTGAAATTAAACAAACTGAGCACATAAGCGATTCTGAATCTGAAAATAAAGATGGATCCATTATGGATAATCGATCTTTAAATGAGTTGATAAAACAAGCTATGATTAATAAAGATAGTGATAAAAAATCTTAAAACCTGTTAATAAACCTTTCATAAGTTTTCATAATTCTATCTAAACTCAGAACTACTTCTTTTTTACTGAACATATTTACTTTGTTATAAGTAACTGATTTTATCTCTAAAGTTATTTTATTTGATTTTATAAATGATTCTATATTCTTTTTCAATTCAGTTTCTGTGTTAGATAACAAAAATCTTAATACATCATTTATTGATGAAGCCAAATTTAATGTTTTAACTTCATCATCATAGAAATATATCTTTTGATACTTGGGTAATTCTTCGCTTGTAAATAAATCACCATCTGTTTTGTATCCTGTAAGATGTTGTAAAAGTAATCTAACTTTTTTATGAGCAGTTCTATCTTCATCTCTATTATAAAATGTCTCGGAAATAAAGTAGTAGTTTTTAATTTTGAGTCCAAGTTCGTCTCTGAGATAGGTTTCTAATTTTTCAATTAGATATTCATAATTGGATTTTGTGTTTTTTGAACAAATAAAGTAGATGTCATCATCAGAATTTTTTAAGTTTATAAAATGTTCTTTCCATATTTTATAATCAAGTGATTTGATTAGTTCCGGTTTCATAAATTCTTGCATAGAAAATGCCAATTCGGTTATTTCAACCTTTAGAGACTTACATCTGTTTTTTATCTTCTCAAATAATTCACTTTCAATCCAATATTCTACGTCATCTATTTTAATTGATTCGCCTTTATTTCTAAAAATTGACTTTCTAATAAGATTAAACTCTGATTGTGAGATTTTGACCAATGGTTGATTTGGATTTTTTTTAGATACAATCCAAACTTCACTTTCCACTACAATGGCTGTATTTAAATCAAAGAAGTGAGCATTCATATTCTATAATTAGTTACTTTATACTTTATTTCATGTGGTCCAGTGTCTATAGAACCTTCATAAGTTCTATCTTTCCATTCAACACCGCCACTAAGTTCTTTATCGAAACTTCTACACTTTTGACATTGCTTTGGATGAATCATTCCGTCATCTGTTTTAATAAAATTAAGTTCTGTATATGAAAAGTGAGCTTTACACCACGGATTTGAACATACTGAATTAAAATTTTCCATACACTATATATTAAAAAAGAAAACCCATCAATTTGATGGGTTTTTTCAATTTATTTGACTAAGTTTTTACTTAGTGCGAATTCATATATTATCGGTAAATTTATATTTTTTCTGAATCCTTCTTTGATATCATTAAGTTTTTTTGCTTTTTTTAGTATACTTACGATTGATAATCCAAATTCTTCTTGAAAGTATAAATAACTTTCTGACCAAGTGTTTTCATAGTTTTCTAGCGTTTTCCACTCTATGTCACCTCCAGTCAACCAGTATAATGATTTTTCTGGTGTTATTTCTTCGGTGATTTCGAGCTCAAAATTCCATATTTTATGTTCATCATCTAATGTGTTCATCATTATGGCGACTGCTTCACCTAAGTCTGAAGTTATTTCTTTACCAATTTCAAAAATAAAAGTTTTTCCTTGTTTGTTAATTTTAATTTTTTCGTCAGAGAATATTAGCTCTGATATGTTTTCAATAACTAATTTTCGTTTTTTCATAGTATGAAAATTATTTTTTGATACCGCTTATCCAATTGCCGTTAAATTGTCCACCTTCCCATATACCGTTTTCCCATATTCCGTAAAATTCTCCTTTTTTAAATATACCATAATGCCAATTTCCTGATAAGAAATTACCATCGTGCCAAATTATTGTGTTTTTTTTAATCTCGACTACAGCATCGCTCGTAGTAGAATCAATCAACCAATAAAATTTTTGAGATTCTAAAATATCCAAAATTTGTTTTGGATTAGTAAATGTTTTGTCACCAAAAATAAGTTCTTTTGGTGGTTTAGCGTAAGCTTTGCCTATAAAGTTCATAGTCAAAAAATTGTTTGTTAAGATATATATTCAGCCTTTTTTATGGAATATTTATCAAAACATGGATTTTTTAAGATTTTGAAAAAAAAAGACAATAAAAAAAATTATAAAAAAATAAAACCGAACATTTTGTTCGGTTTTTTATAATTTTTGTTATGATTTTGATAAATCATCCAAGAATTTCTTTTCAAGTTTAGTCAAAGAATTCATACCAAATTCTGAAATCTTGTCAAGTATTGAATCTAAGTCTAATACTAATTGTGATTTTTCCTTCTTTTGTTCAACGACATTGAGAATTTTACTATTTTTCTTTGTTTGAAACTCAGTTGGCTTAATCTTAAGAAGTTTATCTTTTTCTTTTTGTGTCAAATGTGAGTAGTTGGTATTTAGATATAGACCTTTGTAGAGTGGTTTACTAAATTTTTCTCTCAAATCTTCTTTCTTCAGACCACCAATAACGTATGGTTTATCTTTTTCCCAGTATAGACGTGTCGAGCCAGATTCTTTAAACTCTTTAAGGACACCAGGTTGTAGGTTTAGTTGTTCACAGATAACATCAAGTTGTTGATTGTTATATTTTTTGATTTCAATACAGATTATATTAGACCAGTTCATCGTAGTGTTATTTATACAAATATAAGGATTTTATTTTGTTTGCCAAACATTTTTAGATATTTTATTTTTAGAATTGACAATCATATCTGTAAATATACAAATTTCGGAGTAAAGAAAATAATATATACAAAAAAATTAAATCATTTTGATGAAATATTTACACTCAAGAGATAATTACCTACACAATATAAACCAAAGAAAGAAGGTCCAACAAGATAAAATGTTGGAGGATTTGACTACAAAATTGATTTTAGAAGAAAATGCGCCTGGTTCCGGAGCTTTTGGAAACAACGTAAGATGGGGTGACTCTCTTTTGGGTAGGTTTATAAATTTTGTAATACGTAAGATTGGAGTCGGAGTTGATATGGGTAGAATATCGTTAGTTGCTAAACAAATGAAGTCACAATTTGAAAGATTAGTTAGTGAATCAGCAATTAGAACCTTATCAAAAGAAGACCAAGAAGATATTTCTAAAGTTCAAATATCATCTATTTTAGGAGTTCTTAAAAAAGCAGTTGATGATGGTGAAAAAGTCGGAAAAATTAAAGACATTACACAGAATACTATTGATAATTTAGAGGTACTCGAGGTAAGTGAGAAGTCGGAAGAATCAAAGCAAGTTATATTGAAAGCTCTGGAAGAGTTTTTAGAATTTCTTAATAAGTTTAAAGATACTGATGGTAAAGGTGGTCCTCTTTCAGAAGATGCAGAGAAAACAACCGATGATGAAGAAGAAGATTCTGACTCTGAAGAATCAACAGGTGGGAAGATTTCCATAAAGTCTGGATATCCAGTTATGATAAAGAACTTAAGATCACTGTCATTGGTATTAGCAAACTACAAAAAATTTAAACCAAATGCAATTGCGTCAGCGCCTGAGGATTATGTTTATATCACAAAAGGTGGTGAGACTATTGAAGTAATTCAAAAAGATGTTAAAATTAACAAAAACAAATTAACAACTGATCAAATTTGGTCTTCTAATTCAAAAACATTAGAGCCTTATACCATAAAGGCTGAAAAGTCTAAAATGGACAAAAATAAACTTCAATTACAAAAGGACCTAAAAATTAAATTGTCTTTAGTTAAAGAAGGTTATCTTTTTGAAGAAGGCCCAATTGCTATTGGACAAGGTGGAAGTCCTACAGGTATAGGAACTGGTGGTGGTGTAAATAGAAATGTTGGAACTAACAAAGAAGATCATGTCACTCAGGCTTATAACAAATTGAAAAAAGCCTGTGAAGTATTGGAAGATCCTAAGGACAAAGGCATCGGAGTCACTTTTGATTTTCTAAAGGCAATCACCGAAAAATCAGTTGATGAACAAACTAAAATTCAAGTTAAGTCTTTGTATAAAGAAGTATTAAGATATTTGATTGGTGATAAAAAGGCTACACTAAACGCACCTACAGATGCTCTTTTTAAAGAAAGTCTTGATGTAATCAAAGATAAAAACAAAAAAATTGTTGTCGCTGAAAAGATAGCAAGATTTACGATGAGAGCTATTCAGTTCGATGGTCAGAATCTTTATGGGCCATTGGGTGAGTTAGGAAAACCTCTTAAAGAGTTCGTTGATACTATGAAAGAACTCAAAAAGATTAATCCTGATGAGTTAGCTAAGGAAGAAAAAGTAGAAAAGAAGGAAGAATCCGTCTCTCAAAAGTTATTAAAATATGGTTCTTACTTATCTTTAATTAGAGAAGCTGAGGGTGATGATGATAAAGAAAACAAAGAAGATAAATCTGCTGAGATTTCTAAAGAAATAAAGGAATATTTTGATGAAAACTTAGACTTTGAGGCTTTTTTACTTTCAGAAGAGGAAGTTAAAGAAGTTGAGACTAAAGTTGAAGATGCTGCTAAGAAACAAGGAAAATCAATCGTTATCAATGGTATGAACCCTATTATTGAAATCGTAAGATTATTTAATAGAGCCTATAAGCTACATACCACGGATGTAATCCCTGGTAATAGGTCGGGTGGTGCAGTCGATAGATTAACATATAATGAATATACTGCTTTTGGTGGTGGTTCTGGTGAGCCAAGTGCTACTGAACACGGACCATATAGACATAAAAAGACATTCAATATTTGGGAAGATGCAGTGATGGATGTTCTTGCTGATACAAGATTTGCTCCAATATTTGCAAAAGAAACTGTTTTAGATGATGGTGCTGGAAATGTTAGAGAAGGAGCAGGAGTCGCACTTAGACAACTTATGACAGATCTTTTAGATGGTGATAATCTTTATAAATCAGGTAGTGGTGGTGATTCAGCTGGGGCTCAAAAGAAAGCTATTGAAAAATACTTTGGTGAAGTGGGATCGGACTTTTTTCAGAAAAATTCAGATGTTCAATTGGGTATGGTAGATAAGAAAACTGGTAAAAACGATATTGAAATTAATAATGAAAATGCTGACTCTATTACCGTATCAAACTTACAATTTGCTAAATCATCATCTTTGACCGCTGATGAAGTTTTAAAAGAAAGTAAATTTAGATTTACAACTTTTCAAATAAATGGTAAGGATACTGAAGGTAAAATTGTCCACTGGTATGTCTTTGTTAATGAAATTGCCAACGATAAATATTATGTGATGATGTCTAAAACTATGGCTTACTTCAGAAATCTAATACAAAGCGAGCATCCTTCTACTGAGATTGGTAAAGGCGACTCAGATATTAATCCTGAATTAAGAGATAGATTAGGCAGTGGTCCTTATCCTGTTATTCACACTGTTATGACTAAAAAGGCTTTGGAAAATGTTGGAAACAACAGAGCTAAGGAAATAGAAATCAAAGGAATTGTTAAAGAAGAGGATAAGCCAAAAACAAGAACTGAAACAATTAAGATTACTTCTGTAAATTGGTTGGTGATGAGACAAATGGAAGATAATAAGTTCAAAGGACAAAATATATTGAAACTTGAGTCTAAAGATTCAGTTGCTACTGCTTTGAAAGCTGTGAAACCAGCGTTTATCAATTATAGAGAAGTTGTTGATAAAAAATATGATGAGGGTAAATTTACTCCAGAGGTGATTTCAAAATGAAATATTTAAAAAAATATGACTTTTTTAAAGAAGTATTAGCTATATCAACAACCGATAGACCAGATGAAAAATTGGCTAAACAAAGCTTGAATGATGTAGAATCTGATTTAAAAGAGTATCGAGAAAAAAAACCTAAAATAGACCAGCTTTATAACTCTACAAAGAATGATTTAGAAATAGAACAAGATTTAAAGAAAATGTTTCCTGAAAAAGAGAATAAAAATAGATTCTTAGTAGAATATCTTAAAATTTGTAGAATTCAAAATGAAATCAACAGAAATAGCCAAGCAAGAGTTGATGCTAATATTAATAAAGATAAATATGTTCAGGAGAAGGGATTGACAAAAGATCCTACAAGTATTAAGAGATTAGATACACAATTAAAAGAAATTGACGTAAAAGTAGGTGATTTGCAAAAGATTTTAGCAGAAAAGTCAAAGGAACTCCAAAAACTGATGGATGAACACAAAAAACTTATGATTGATACTGAGAAAGAATTAAAAAAAGACACTCAAGAAATTCAAATGAAAAAGTAAAAAAAGAAAAAATATCGTTTTTTCTTTTTTATATATACTTTAAAATTAAAAAAAATATAAAACAATATGGCAATTCAAATTGGAAAATACAAGAGACCAGGAATCTTCTTAGAAGAATTTGACAAGTCTGTAATCACAAGCCCAGTAGTTGAAGGTATCACAAACCTCGTTATTGGTGTTTCAAGAAAAGGGCCTGTTAATACACCGATTAGAATAACTACAACTAATGAGTTGGAGTCTATTTTCGGTCAATTAGATAGAGGATTAGAAAGAAAAGGTTCATTCTTTCATAGAACAGTTTCTAAAATGGTAGAAACGGCGCCAGTTTTCGCTATGAACCTATTATTAACTGATGATACTTTAGATAAAATTGAATATCAATCACTTTCTTCTTCAGCAGGATATAATAATGATATCGAAAGAGAAGGACCTTACAGAAGATTCTTTGATACAACAGGTTTCTGGAAGAGAGATACTGATTCATTTATTAATCTTACTAAAAATAATTCTGGATATGCTGAAAGAGCATTCAACATTACGAATCTTTCAGACAGATATGTTTCAGTATTTATTTTTAAATCAACTTTGACTGGTTTTGATAGAACATTGTTAGAATGGTATGGTTCAATTGAGAAAATGCCATCTTATGTTAATCCTCAAGACTTCGCTTCTGATTATCTTGTAGATGTTGTTATTGTTGCAGGTGATTGGTCTAACTACCAAGAGTTAGCTGTTGATCCAAGATGGAGTTCATACTTCAACGCATCCGGTTTGAGAAAAGCTCAGGTTAGAAACTTCGCAAACGATAGAAATGTAACAACATTAGCTTACTACGAAGGTCTTTCCTTGATTCCATATTTTAGAGATTTAAATGGTAGAAACATCTTTATTGAAACTACTATCAATAGAGATACTGATAGAACTGGTGTTTTCTGTGCATTCAATAATGACTTAGTTGAGGCTGACTACTATAATGGTGTATTAGACTTATTAGGTAATACAATTGCAGATGGTGGTGAGAATGAAATTAATTTCCTATCATATAAAGAGACTATTACAGAAGACATCAAAATTGTGTCTACTCCTCTTGACTTACCTGGTAACGTTACTGCTATGTTAGGTGATTTGGGTCCATCGTATGGTTCTTATTCATATGTTTCTCAAACACCTCACGCATATGGTTTCGATTTGACTGGTGGTAACGAATTTGTAGAATCAATGTTGACTACTGGAATTGTTGAAAATCCAGAAAGGACTGCTTGGTTTGGTGAAGGTTCAGTTTACAATGTAGACTTAGCTTCATCTACTCCTGCTATTGTTACGGCTACAACTTCAATTAGTGTGACATATAATGTTGGTCCTGGTGCTTACGCTGTAATTGGTGATACATATGTTCCAGTTGCTGGAACAGCTACTCTTATAATGAATGCTGGTGACTATCCATTTAGCACAAGCGTTGCTACTTACTCTTCAGCTTTTATATTAGATAACACTGGTGAAATTTCTGTAGTAAACAGCTTAACAGTCGGTGTTAATCCAGCTGTTGGTTCTACTGACATAGTTTTAGGATACATTGACTTAGTAGTTGCGTCTCAATCATTTGTCTCACCTCTTTCTTTCTCTGTTGAAGATGTTACGGTAGGAACTTCTGAATATATTGATTACGATTTTGGAACTTATTCATCAAGTGACTATTATATTTCTGAAGTGACGGCTGGTTCTGGGATAATCAAAGTTGAGTTTCCTGGCACAAATGTGACACCATCTGTAACAAATTACAAACAGTGGAGAAAATTCAAAATGTTTAACAGATTGGTTAATTTAATTGACAGTCCTAATAAAAATAGAATGTCTTTAGTATTAAATCCAACTACATATGAAAAATATAGTTTTGAGAATATTACAATTTCTAATATTGTTCAGAGTTCGGTATTAAATAAATCATTTACATTGACTACTGGATTGACTACAGCACAGTTAGCTGATATTTTGAATGGTTATCTAGTAATTTACACTGAGGATAATGAATTTATATTAGGTTCTGAAGGTGTTCAGACTAAATCAGATATCGCTGATTTGAATAATACAAGTGATTCAATTGGTGTTGTTGGTAAATACTCCTCATTCTATACTAAAAATTATGACGGTCAAATTAATACAAAAGACTATTTCTTTAGTAACAGATTATTCTTAGGAGACTCTGGAGCATCTGCTAGTAATGCTAATTTACTTGGAACAACAGTTGATGTGTTGTTTGTAGATGGTGAAGAAGCAGTAACTGGTGGGACAACTCAGTCTTGGGCTGGATATGACTATATCATCTTCCGTTCAGATGTAGCAAACTGGGACACTGAAATTAATCTAGCCACATTTGAGCAACTATATTTTCCTGATTCTGAATTGAATAAAGGAACATTCACTTTGACTACAAATGAGGTGACAGCTTTCAATGGTAAATCACCACAACAAATTGCGGGACTACTTGGATATGGTAACGGCTCTAACTCTTCTGAATACTACGCATACACTGTTTCTGAAGAAGTAGTTTATGAGCAGCTATTGGATGTTTCGAGAGTATACGATAATTTAGTTAAGCATTATCTAAGAATGTATACGGATAGCTCTTCGATGTTATATGTTGAATTTAAAGATTCTGATTTGACAACAGATGTTGATGTTGCTGCGTTGGCTAACAATACGTTCTATATAAAATCTGAAAAGTCAAACTACAAACAAACAATTGAGGTTGAGATTCCAGCTGGATATGTTCAAGTTCCAAATAAGATTCTTATAAATGGTGAGAGATATTCTGAAGTAAAAGTTGGAGATTTCTTAGAGGCATACTATGATTCAACTGCTCTTCAGACTGGTCAATATCCAAGAAAATTAACAAGAATTTTGTCAAAAAGACAATATTCGGGTGATGCTTCATTGACTGAGGTGACTTGTGATTCTAGAATCGCAACAAGATTCTCAGGTGGTGAATTACAGACTCAAAGATATACTACAGTAGATCAATACGCGACTACTTATAAAGCACTTTCGTTGAAAGGATTTAGAATTAGAAACGCTTCGATGCCTGATGGAACTGAAGCAAGACAAAATTCAATTTTGAATTTAGTTGCTAAAGGAACTCCACTATTTAAGGCATTGACAAACAAAGAGGCAATTGACTTCAGATACTTAGTGGACTCTTTTGGGTTAGGTTTAGCAGAAAGAAGTAAACAACAGTTAGTGGATATTTGTGGTGATAGATTAGATGCTTTTGGATTTATCAACATGCCATCTGCGAGAATGTTTAAAAATTCTTCTTCACCTACTTTCGTAAATACTGAAGGTGTTTTACAGATGGAATACGTTGCTAAAGGAGGAGATCCAGAAAGTAATCCAGCATTCCTTTACTCATTTGGTGATGGAGCAGGAACTACTTGTGTAGGTTACTTCTTCCCTTATGTTAATATTAATGATAATGGTAGACCATTAGACCATCCACCAGCACCGTTTGTTGCAACAACTTATATGGCTAAACATATTTCAAATGTTGGAAATGTTACACCTTGGACAATTGCGGCTGGTGTTACAAATGGTAGAATCACTGGTATCAATTCAATTGAACAAGATTTCACACCTGAGGATATCGAATACTTAAATCAAGCTCAAATGAACCCTCTTGTGTTCAAAAGAAATAGAGGATTCATTATCGAAACTGAAAACACAGCTCAAACTCTTGTTAAGTCTG